TCATATAATTAATCGTCTAAATGGTCAAAATGCGCCTTTTATGTCTCGTGAAGATGAAGAGAAATTACGCCATATGTTCCGTGAAATTCAACCATCTTTTAAGAAACATTGTCCTAAGGGTCGGCGCAACTTTTTATCATATGGATATGTTCTTTACAAAATGTGTGAATTGTTAGAAATGGATGAATACTTGACCTGCTTTCCTTTGCTTAAAAATCGTGATAAGCTCTATCTTCAAGATAAGGTGTGGGAGCAAATCTGTAAGGAAATGAAATGGCAATTTGTAAGGACTGTTTGAAGAATTATTTATTAATTAATATTTGTAATTACAGTAATTACGATATTAAATAATTAAAAGCGGTTATTTGTAAAAGCTAATTTACAGGCGAGCGGGAAAGCCGACCAGGTTGGCGCCCAGACCGAAGCCTGCGCCCTGGCGTGCGGTTACACCCACACTTGGGCTCACAGCGTCCAGGATGGCGAACACAACAGCGGCGACCACCGCCAGAGTGGCAACCTCATCCATAGGCAGAGCCTTCTTGGGGATGAAGATCGCAGCGGCGGCAATTACTAGACCTTCGATCAGATACTTGATTATGCGGTTTACAATCTCAGCGAATCCGTAGCCCATCTTTTCTATACTCATCTCTTAGAAAAAAACTCACATTTACCGAAGACTTTCTCAAATCTCTGAGTTTAAAGATCACCTAACTCATCTAATTTAGAAATGAGCGCTGACAAGAACACCCCAGCCGTAGTCGAAGACTTTCTAGATGAGGATACTGAAATCCCAGGACAGCGCTATGTACTACTGAGCTTCGTAAGTCCGGAGAAAGTCCTGGAAAAGAAGGATCTGTTTTTCTTTCAAAAGTTTCTAAAGTCCTATGAGGTTGACTGGAAGATTAAGAACCTTGAGCGTTATATGGTTGATATTGTTAAGCACATTAATGATGAACTTGATGATAAGGCCCGCGAGCTAGAAAAGAATAATCTTGCTGAGCAGGCACAGATTTGCCGTAAGAATCGTCTTCGTATTGATGATGTAATGAATCAGTATAGCACCTTTGTTCAAAAGAGTCGTGAGGACATCAATAAGACAAAGATCGCAGAAGCCTACGATGATTTTATGTTTCAAAACAAGAAGAAGCTTGAGGACGAGTTTTATGCCCAAAATGAGTTCCGTACTTCCGTACGCGGTATGAAGGTTCGCGGTGTTTTCGGTAATCCTAAGGAGGCAGAACTAAAAGCTAAGAAACTACAACAAAAGGATAAGTATCACAACATCTTTATTGGCGATGTTGGTAAGTGGCTACCTTGGGATCCTCAGCCTCACGAGGTTGGTGAGCAAGAGTACGCACAAGACCAGCTGAACACACTTATGCGCAAGTACAAGGAGAATGAGGATAATCGTGAGAAGTATTTTGAAGAGCGTACAAAGGGCGCAAAGAAGGTATTTGGGGCATCTAGTGAGAGTGCTCCTGCGACAGAGCAGTTTGGTAGTATGTTCAGTGGCCAGGGCGATCTCGCACTTCAGCGCAAGCTTGAGAAGCCAACTCTGACAGTTGAGAAGGTTGTAGAAGGGGGTGAAAATACAGTTGTTGAACCAAAGCAGGGTTAATTTAACAAAAATACATTATTTAAACATAACTAGTTTTTGTTATATATTTTAAGAATAATATCCAGTTGAAGGAACTGCGCCAAAGACCGCAGTAGGAATACAGGACTGAGTAGTTCCATCACAGAAATATCCTTCTGGGCAAGGTGTACCATCCTCATTGGGTGAGCGACAGAGGTAGTCGGTATTTGGGTCGGGACGCCAAGTAGGGAGCTTTGAGGCAGACCCAATAGCAGGAATACCTGCTACACCTCCATCAGTGGATGAGGGTCCAGATGGGCCACCAGCTGCCTGAATATCAGTAAAACCTGAAATAGCATAGAAAGGATCCATACTAGTTAAGTACTTTACAACCATTGGTAATAAAACTACAGCGACTACGAGTAAGACAAACATCGCACCAATTCCCATTGATTTTGCGCTGTCCATTTTCTAGCAATTGGTTAGGTTTTATTCAGGGACTTGGGTTTAAGCGTAAGGGTACTTTGTAGGGGGGTGTCATAGGTAAATCTGACAGAGGTGGTAACTTAGGAGGAATGTCGGACTTACAGTACCCATTCATACACCGTACGCGTTCGCCTGAACAAGATGGCAAATCAACTCCACAGCGACCAGCGTCAACAAATCCCTCGGAAGCTCCTAGGCCCATAATCAAGTATAACATCATAGCGACTACCAATACAATGAATACTGTACCAGCTAAATGTCTTAATTTCATATCCATTTCTACTATTTATGTTATTATATTAATTTTTCTTCTGTACATTGATTACTGGTCCTCGTAGTTTAGCACTAGCTCTTGGGTCATACATATTAACATCTTCTTCTTCCTTAATGCGTGCCAACATCTCAGATTGACGCCATAATTCTGGCGCACCCATCTTGAAATCACCGTGTATATCCGCCTTATACCAGAAAATTGTATCCTCCAATTTATTGCTCTGTGTGTTGTTATTAACAACAAGACATTCAAAATTCTGTGTACACTGATCCATCATTTGACAGAAAAACTCAAATGATGGGAAAGCAGATCCATAATTTGTAAATAGACGCTCTCTATTATTCTTATATGGCTCTCTCAGAATAAATACATAATCCACATTTGTACGAAGCGCAGGAGGAATACCTAGCGGGAACTGCATAGTGATAATGAAAAAGACCTTCAGCCAACGACCATTCATAAATAAGTACCTAATATTCTTATCGTGCGTCCAAGAATCATCGTACATACAGTCATCAAGAATCAAGAAGGCACGGGGATCAATTCCTGACTTTATTCCCTTCGATTCATCTTGCTGAATTCTGCTCATAACTAGCTTCTGTCGCTTCACGAAATTTGCTAGAATAACAGGATTGTACTCACCGTGAATGAACATAGGAGGTACAATCTTTTTGAAGAAACCGTTTGACTCTTCTGTTCCTGAGATGACACATCCCATAGGCAGATCTTGATGATGAAACAATAAATCACGCACAAGGGTTGATTTACCTGTACGACGACGTCCAATAAAAACTACTACCGCATCCTGTGGAATCGATTTCATAACGAACTTCCGGAGATTAACATTCATACCTCCTTGTGCTGCCATTTGTAATTCTAACACGATATTTATTTTTTGGAGTGCGCTTTATAAACGCACCTACAAGTCTGTCAAACAATAAGATGAAATCAGTGCTTCAGACACTTCAAAATGAACCCTGTAGGGTTCACGAAATATCTGAAAATGAAAGAACAACTTTCGCAAACTATAGTCACCTACAAAGATATCATCCAGCACTTGATCTCTTTAAAATTCCTGAATCAGTTATGTCGCATAAGCATCTTGAGCTTCCCTCAAAATATCAAATTGACAACTGGATTTCACAGGATGAAAATAATTCCAAAATATGGAATACAACTCGAATAGTTGGTGACAGCAAAGAGACCTGTAGGGCTTTTGTAAAAGTTGTACACTTACTTAATCCAATCGACTTCATTAAAGAAAAGTATACTTGTCCAGAACACCCTCTGATTCCTCAAAGTGAAAAAACCTGGAAGAATACTCTCCTAAAATTACACAGTCATAACAATCAGGCATATGTTGACGCAGTTGCCAACTTTGTACTTAGTCGTTTTAGAGAATTGAATTTAACACCTCATTGTGTACTTAATTATGGTTCTGTTACTGGAATTAGTAAACTATATCAGTACAATATTTCAAATGAATATGACACATATAGGCAATGTCGTTGGTTTTGGAGCGGAATGAAATCACACGAAGCGAAGCTAACAGTTGTTAATACAGATCCAGACCTTGAAGAGATTCCAAATTTTGAAGAACTCTACAAGGATATTATCGAATGTCCTTTTGAAGAAGATGACAGCAACGATGAAGTTACTGAGCTTGAACCAATTACAAATGTTGTGATTGAAAAACCAAGTGATGGCGATGATACAGAATCTATTCAATCATTTACCTTCGACAATATTGAAGAAAATGCTGATAATGTAAAAGACATTTTTGAAATAAATAAGACGATTACACAACGTCGTAGTTCTGCTAAGAAGAGTGAAACAACAAGCACTGATAAAGACGAAGGGGGAGACGATGATGATGAAGACAATAGTGAAAGTGGTTCAGAAGATACTATGGAGTTGGATTTAGATATTTTTATGGAAATTCCAAATATGCCTGTTATACTTATTTATCAGGAGGCACAAGAGGGTGTTATGGACTCGCTACTGGATGAGGATGAACTTGATGGTCACGAACGTGGTACACAAGGATGGGAAGCTCGCTGGATAGCGTGGTTATTCCAAGTTGTTGCTACTCTAACTTTCCTACAAAGTTCTATTTGTTTTACACACAATGACCTTCATTCTAATAATATTGTTTGGAGAGAGACTAAACAAAAGTTCTTATATTACAAGGCTAAAGATGGAACTGTATGGAGAGTACCAACATTTGGAAAGATATTTAGCATTATTGATTTTGGGCGCGCAATTTTTAGACTTGGTAAACATCTTTGGGTGTCAGATGACCATTGGCCAAATCAGGACGCAGGTGACCAATACAACTTTGGACCATTCTTTGACCATAACAAACCCAAAGTACAACCAAATCCCGCTTTTGATTTATGCCGTCTTTCAGTAAGTCTACTCGATGGTCTTTTTGATGAAGCACCTCCAAAGAAGAAAGGCAAGGGAGTATCAATTATGAGTCAAGAAGATGGTTGGAAAGTGTTTGAAACAAATTCTCCCTTGTACAATTTACTTTGGAGCTGGACAGTTGATGATAAGGGTGCGACTGTATATGAGAACAAAGATGGTGATGAAAAGTATGAAGGATTTGATTTGTATGTACGCATCGCACACGATGTACACGGTTCAGTACCAAAAGACCAATTACATAAACCTGTTTTTCAGCAATTTAAGTGGAAGCAGAAGGTGGCACAAGAAGAAACTATTTATAATTTAGGGGTTTAGAATGATGGTATATTAATTATATAATTAAAAATTATGATGTTAATACACTTAGTTAGTTCCACAGCAATTAGTCGCAGAGGCCGGTAATGGTTGGCACGGGCAACCATTATTTACATAAACGCAACCACCTTCACTCTTTCTGTAAAATGCCATATTACCATTTTTTACAGTATTAATGATAGACTGGTCATAAATACCTAGCATAGGAGCGTATCCAGTAGTTGGCTGGTTGGTAGCTGCCGCATTATTCCAGGGTGAAATACGAGTTATAAATGAACCGGACTCAGCCTTAGCTCTACGTCTCTGAGTTATCAGGGAACTATCATATATTGTTGTTGGCATTTTCTACTTCACGGCAACAAAATTATCTACCTGCTAAGCGAGGAGGGCCTACTTGTAACTCCATATCACTCCCATCGCCACCACCACCAAATGAAATAGGTAACGCAGTAGGAACATTCATAGTAGGAAAAACATCTGGTACAAGAACACCTGTAAATGCTATTAAAATTGCGCCACTAATAAAATCTTGTAGTACTTGAATCTTTCTGTATTCCTTATCTTTGTACTTTGTACCCAAAAAACTTAAAACTATAAAAACTAGACCTCCAACAAAAATCCAAGGAAACCAAGCAGGCATCATTATTCAACCCATTTGAAAAAAACACACTCAAGTTGACCGCACTTATTAAAGTTCCTCGTACTCGCCCGCTCCAATTTCCTCTGATTTATCACCGCCACCTTCTAAATCATCAAAATCAATACCATCTGCCAAAGGTGTTCCATCACCCTCCATAATTTCTAAGGCCGGAACTTCATCATCGCCATCTTTGGGGTCATAAATCATTTCTGAATTCATTGGATGGTCGGAATCAAATACTGCGTCAAATTCACCGAATCTGACAGAAGGCTTCTCATCAATAATAATTGTTTGAGGTGCTTGTACTTGCGGTGTTGTCTCAACTTGTGGCTCAATAACTTCATTTTTTAGAGGTGTTTCCATAACTACAGGTTGTTCAGTAGGTTTCTCATTTACAATAACAGGCGTATCACTTAGTACAACTGGCTGAGGGATTGTAATCTCTTGCGGAACAGTTTCAAGCTTTGGCTTTTCTTCTTCTTTTTCAGTTATATGCTGAATAGGCAGGGCTTCTTGCGTTTCGGTCTCATTGTCACTATCTTCTTCCTCTTCATCTGCTCCACCATTCACAAAGTCCTTGAGAATTGATTTTACAGGTACTAAGCCACGTACAGCCTGTAAAATTCCCTCATTAATTAGCTGTTCAATCATTCTATAATTTTGTTGTTTCTCAATACCAGGAATACCTTCTCTAAATAAATATGTTGAGCTCCAGAGTAACTTAGCAGTTTCACATAAAGCCTTAAACAAGAAATGTTCAACCTTAGGAATATTAATCTCAACCTTCTTATTATTAGAAGAAAGACGAATTGCGGTCAATACTTTAGTATGTGCTATAAAAACTGCTGTTAATAGGTCATCCAAATAATCACAACCACAATTTGTGTTTATTATATTAATTTCAGAAGTAACTTTTTGAATATTCCAATCGTGAATCTCATTTAGATAATTTTGGAATTGCCATAAAGCCCGTTTCGGCTCATTGATCATTGATTGCTTTGCCTTCTCAAGCAACTCTGTAAAAAACTGGAAATACGCTGGTACAAGGAAGACACATAGCTGTTTTGTGTATTCAGCTCGCGCATCGGAGTATACTGAAAGAATTGAATCAGAACCCCTATTCATTCTTCTTTTCTATCTCAGCTTGTCTCAGCCTTATATAACGCACTTGCCAAAAAAGCCCAAAGCGAGCCAGATATTTCAATACACTTACCGTACTCTTTTAGAAGTGATTCATCACTCAACATATTATTTATTAAATTCTCTGGGTTATAAGCATTTTTTATATACAAAATTAAGTCGTCCGCTGATTTAGAGATAGCCACTTCATTCTCTTTCAAGCGGTGTTCCAAAGTATGTCTCCATATTTGGGGATACTGAAGCTGTAAAAATGCGCACTGATTAGCACGACGATATGAATACTCGTTTTTCTTCAGATATTGATTTATTTCACTAACATTAAGGCTAGTATAGGTTCGCGTAAGAAAATCTTCTAGTTCCAACCAAGTAGGGAGATACATTTTTTTAACAACGCAACGTGAACGAATTGGTTCTTGAAGACGACCTGCGTCACGACATTCCAGAATAAATAATACTTCTGATGCGTGTGTTTCTAAAATGCGCCTTAGAAATGCCTGTGCTTCTGGTGTTAAATCATCTGCGCCCTCTAACCATAAAATCGCAGGCTCTGTACGCCGTGCCCAAATATGTAGTTTTTGACGACCATCACGCAGAGTTCTGTCTTTGCGACAGGGACATACAAACAATTGTTTTCTACTCTGTTCCGCATACTTCTGAATCCAGTAACTTTTACCGCATCCAGGAGGACCTGTTAATATAATTGGTGTCTTATCCATAATTAATTTATTCTACTAATTCCCTTTTAGGTTGATTAGTTGCGTCTCTTATGGTGACGATGGCGTCTGTGTGTCTTTCTACGCTTTCCACCACAACTGCGTGTCTTTCTTAAAGAACGACGTCTATGTGCGGTCTTATGCTTACGATGAGTGCGACGCTTGCCACCGTGTGCGACATTTCTCATCTCTGACGCAGGGGGTGTAGGTGCGTCTGCTGTTGTTGCCCACTGCATAACACGCTCAGATGGTTGCTGCATATTCGCAGGGTAACGGAAATTTACAGGCGCCATACCACCCTGCTGTAACTTGGTTGTGCTATTTTCAGATACTGATACTTTAACTGATGTATTTGTGGCAGGAGTAGACGCAGTCGCATTTGCGGGTGTACTTAGTCCAACCGCGCTTGCTAGTTGACCTAAAAATCCCTGATTGGCATTTTTCTTAGTATTATTTCTCATTCTATCTTTTATACACATTTTAATAATGACTTATCCAAAAAATTTGATGCGGCGTCGGACATTTATAAAATTCCAACCGTAAAAATGGAATGTATTATTTGTAAGGACGCAGGAGATGAGCCACTCCACGACAATACTTCGTGTAAATGTAAGTATAAATATCACAACAGTTGCTGGGTAGATTATGTAAATTCCAAAGAAACGCTTCAATGTCTGATGTGTCGAACAAAAATTGGTGCGACACCTAAAACAAAGTCTCGTCTTTTCAATCCTCCACCACCAAGCGCACCACCGTACGCTCCTCAACCACTAACCTTTCAGGAGTTTCGTGAAGTGCTCGGTCTTCCTCGTAATCCTGTTACACAAACAACACATAATACAACTACTCCTCTTATTACGCCCAGAAGTCAATCATCACCGCAACCAGAAGAGCAACAACAAACAAATCGCCGAAAACCATTTTCCGAAATGACACCAGCCGAAAAGGGTAAATTTGTTTTAGGCGCAATTTGTATTGTAGCAGTTGTTGTAATGGTTATAGTTATTATAACAAGTGTTTTATAAATCTTCTTATAATAACTTAAAATCTCCATATTTTTTTTTGCTTTTAAGCCTGCGCAGAAAGGAATTGACGGTATTCGCGAATGGCGGCCTCATCAATTTCCGCATTCTTTCTCAAGCTCTGCATTAATGGATTGTTATCAACTGCCTCGACAGTATCATACTGATTTCTTTCACGACTGATATCAAGTTTGAGTGGTACACGATATTCAACACGACCAATATCACCCACACCTGGTGTAATATCGATGGAACGATTGATTGCCAGTGCGCGGTCATTAATGGAATCAGTATCAAGTTTCTTTGAAGTCTGACGACCAGGGTCACCATTAAATGTAGCACTATTTCCTGAACCTGCGATAGGACGACGACCGCGTGCGATTTGTTCCTTATTAGGATTCGTGCGCATATTGTATGCGAATGAAGGGTCAATAACATCATTCCACGCACCATTACCACCAGGTCCAGTCCAGGCAAGCCCAGCTGATAGTTGTGCCTTCTGTGTTGGACGGGCGATGTCATCAGGATCATATACCTTCAAACGGTTGGGAGCAGATGCCGCACCTGCGATACCAGGACGATCTAGATAAATTGTTGATTCCTTGACAGTTGTGCGGGCGATATCCTTGGGATCCCAGACGGTAATAGCAGGAGCTCTTTCAGCAAAAGAAACAGGTGTACCAGTCATACGGATATTTCCAGTTGTCTCCGCACGACGTGTTGGACGCGCATCATCCGTATAATGAGCAGATACTAAACCATTATCAGCAGGTACAGGATTCAGTGCCATTACGCGTTCAGATGTCTCATTGCGTTCATTAGGACGAATCTCAATAGAATTTTTACCATAATCTGCTTCAGCTGCGTCCATATCCTTGGTATAATATGAAGTCATATCCGCATTACGATAACCAGCGCCACCAAACTGCTGTGTCATAGGCATACGATAAGAACCAGTAACGTATGATTCACCAAAATCCTGTGAGGATGCGATACCCTCATATTCAACTGATGTCTCAGGACGAGTTGTATGAGGTAACACCTGTACGGAACGCACAGTCTCCTTAATTAGGTCACCAGTTGTTACAAAGAAACGCTCACCTGTTTCATCAATGTAGAAAGTATCAGGCTTATACTTGCGCATTTCACCCACATCTTTGGTATCCGCAGTAACACCAATGAAATGACCCCCTGGTACCATAGGTGTATTGTAGGTCTCCTTCGGATTTGAGAGGACACGAAGTTCATTAGTGTCCTTAGGACGCATAATCTCATTAACTTCCATTTGTTGGAAACCACCCTTACCAGCAAATCCAAACTTCTCACCAATACCTGCGCCAACACGTGTTGGTTCAAAAGGCCGTTCACCATCGCGTGAAATTGGTGCTTGTGTGGCAATACGTGACTGGAAAAAATCTGTATTGTCCTCCATACCAAAAGGATTGCCATAAGGAGCACGTGAGGTCTCAAACATATTTTCCACTTCACGCTTCTTCATTTGAAGTGAGCCATTACCATTGTAGAAGTCGAGTGTCTGTGCGTTAGCCTGTGGGGCAATATTTTGCTTAATGCGACCACCAAAAAATGGCTGCATATTGTTATGCTTAAACTCACTAGCTGGTATCTTTTGGCCTGAAAGTGGGCTGATAACATATTGACTGTCAATGTATGTTGGGTCGGATTCTGTGTTGTCGGAACGATATTCAGTCATAGGAACATTTGAATCAATCGGTGAAGGAGCTGGTTGCGTACCCGGAGTGTATCCAGGTGCGTATGGTGGCTGATTGGAAGCATAACCCATCGCTGTACCGTAAGGGCCTGGGCTAGGTTCAGATGGATATGTTTGACCATTTGGCATCTGGTACATCATATCAAGCTCAGGGCCAAATCCTGTTGCGGAAGCACCCTTTGGAGCTAGTGTCAATGGGTCAGAATTTGGACCTCGTGCTGCGGGCATAAATCCTTCCCTTGTTTGCTTCATACCAGGTTGTGGTTGTGGAGTTGTCAAAAGTGGATACTCACGGTCAGCAGGCGGAATAGAAGCAGCGGCTTTTCTATTTTGTGCCATACCGCCATTAAACCCTTCCTTGGGCTTACTCGCTTTGGAGATTAGATAACCTAATCCTAAAAGTCCTGATAGGGCAGCGATTTCCATACTACTACAGTTTAAAACCTTATTTTTTTAGGTTAATTGTCAACAATTATCTTGATTAAACAGAACATAAAACCAATTTACTTCTTTAAATATAATGTCAATTAACCTTACACCTACAGATTTGGACAACTGTTTGCTTGAAGATGGTAAAACTGTTATGACGACTGTTACAAATTATGGTTATTTACTTTACACCTTAAATATGCTTAAAAGTCTTCAGCCCTTTGGACTGGATAAAAAGGTTCTAGTTGTTTGTATTGATAAAAAGTCAGCCACAACTCTTTTGAAACTTGGCTACAATGTGTATTGTGTAAATGATAATGAGCTTGGAAAGTTTTGTCCCTGGAATACTAAAGGTTATGATAAAATCTGTTATCTAAAACTGGAATTAATTTACAGAATTCTTGCTTTATTCAACAATGTGCTCCTTATTGATGGGGATATTGTATTCAGAAAAGACCCACTTGAAGATTTGAGAAAATGGTGGAGGGATAAAGTGTTTGATATTTGGATTCAAAATGACGCACAGCAGAATTACAATACCAAAAATATGTGTACTGGGTATATGTTTATTAAAACAAGTGACCGTCTTGTTGAACTCTATGATTGTGTTTCATTTGAGGGTCAACAAAAATATATGAAGTGCGCATTTGATAATAATGACCAATCTTATTTCAATAAATTTGTCAAGCCTGCCTGTATTTTTAACGCTCTTCCATTGGAAAAATATCCTAATGGAAAAATGTATTATGATAATACTGAGGCACTAAAAGATGAGGTGACACTTGTCCATTTTAATTGGGTACAAGGTCATCTCAAAATGGCGAAGATGAAAGAACATAAAATGTGGCTCCTAACACCTGAAGAGGAAGAGGCAATTTAAGTGCGGACAAAAGGATAACGAGGATACATATCTTTTTCGTGACCTAGTTCCTTAATAGGTGGTTGTTCCCAAGGAGTATAACAGGATTTTTCTCTGTGTGTAT